ACATTTAGAAGAGTATTGTTTAAACAGACAAGTATCTACAGACAAGAATGATCTTAAGAAAGGTGGTGTGTGGACTAGCGAAGGCAATCACCATTTTGTGTTTGACAGATTCTTTAATCAGTTTTTAATTAGAAAACGTTGGGACATAAATTATCAACGTACTGCACAAATGTTAAAAGAAGCATGCAACTGTGATGACAAACGTATTGGTAAAGAGAGAATATCTGTATTTGTAGTTAAACAATTTGACAAAAAAAATGATGACTACAATCAAAAAGAATTAAAACCAAAGGATCCATATTAATGATATCAGATCAATTAACTTTATTTGAAGATCCTAAATTTAAAAATAAAATTAAAAATGTTGATTATGTAGATTTGTCTACAGTTCCAGATGACCCTGCTCGATCAAAATATGGAAATGGGGATTTTCAATACAAAAATCTTCCTGTTGGAAAATATTTTATTTTTAAAAAAGGAGGATATAATATGTATAGACCAAAACAAGGAAATATTTTTCCTTATGTTCAAAATCAATTTACTGGAAAAATTTTAAATGCAAGTTCAACCTTAACGGATTTTTATCCAAAGGTTGGTTTATCCGGTGATGAAAATGGTAAAAAATGTAAAATTATTTCTAGGATACATCGATTAGTTGGATTAGCTTTTTTTACTCTTCCGGATACTTTCTATACATCTAAAAACTATTGGGTAGTTAATCATATTGATAGAACCAAGGTAAATTATGAAATTTCTAATCTTGAATGGGTTACACAAAAAGATAACTGCAACACGGGTAAAAATAATTCTGCAGATGTACAAGCAAAAATTAAAAAATATATTTTTTCATGAGAACAATTGTATTAGGACCACCAGGTACGGGTAAGACTACAACTTTGTTAAACAAAGTAGACAGTTATCTTAAGAATACAGACCCAGATAAAATAGGTTACTTTGCATTTACACAGAAGGCGGCTCACGAAGCAAGAGACAGAGCCATGAGAGATTTTAATTTAGGTGAGGATGATCTGCCATACTTTAGAACCCTGCACTCACTTGCTTTTAGAAAATTAGGATTGAAAAAAGATCAGGTCATGCAACCGAGACACTATAAAGATCTCGGAAACAAGCTAGGGTTCCCAGTAACATACGCAGACTACCAGGAAGACCAGGGTGGTATATTTACATCTGACAGTGAGTATTTAAGGATTATACAACTTGCACAACTTAGAAACATAACACCAGAACAACAGTTTGATTTGGCCGAACACACACAGGACCTGGAAAGAGATCAACTTAGAATTATAGCTAATGAATTAATACGATACAAAAAAGAATATAACCTAATAGATTTTAATGACATGATACTAGACTTTACAAAGTCTGATCTATCACCAAAGTTTGATGTAGTATTTATAGATGAAGCACAAGATTTATCTCTTATGCAATGGGACATGGCAAAAACTATATGGAATAAAACCGAGAACGCTTTTATTGCTGGTGATGATGACCAAGCTATTTTTAGATGGGCCGGAGCTGATGTAGATTCATTTATAAATTTAACAGGAACATATCTTCCTTTAATACAATCTTATCGTATACCAGCTAAGGTACACAATTTAGCTATGAACATTATAAATAAAATTAAAAATAGAATTGACAAGACATGGAAACCTAAAACAAACGAAGGTACCTTGCACAGGCATTTTGATGTCGACAGCATAGACATGACTCAAGGAGATTGGTTAGTTTTAAGTAGAACTAGACACATGTTAAATGACATAGAAGAATCTTTATACCGACAAGGATTGTATTATAAAAATAGATATAAAAGAAACGATGAACAAGATTTACATGAGTGTGCTACTGCATGGGAAGGTGGATTAAAAGGACAACCTTTGTCTTATAAGCAAATAGAAAAAATATCTAAATACATGAGCGACAAACATTGGCAAAAGAAAAAAATTAAAGGTATGGCGAAAGGATCTTTTTATAATATAGATCAATTAGTAAATGATTACGGTCTTCAAATTAAAACAACTTGGTATGAAGCATTTGACAATGCAGGACAAACTAGAGTAAACTATTTACGTAAAATGAGAAAGAATGGAGAGAAGTTAAACGAAAAACCTAGAATAGAATTGTCAACTATTCATGCAGCAAAAGGTGGTGAAGCAACTAACGTTGTATTAATGACAGACCTAACACAGAACACTATGAAAGGTTATGAAAGAAATCCAGATGATGAGAACAGATTATTTTATGTAGGTGCAACACGTACAAAAGAAAACTTACATATTGTTGAACCAAAAAAATATGAGAAAGGTTATATACTATGAGTGCATACGACAAACAAGTAGCGGGAAACCATTACCAAGGATTTAAAATACAACCGAGTAAGTTTGTAATAGAAAACAAAATGTTATTTCCAGAAGGATGTGCCATAAAATATATTTGTAGACATCCCCACAAAGGAAAAAAAGAAGATTTATTAAAAGCAATCCACTTTATAGAAATGATTATTGAAAGAGATTATGATGCAGATACCACTATTTAAACCACAGACAGAATGGTTACCGCCAGAAAATTTTCCAGACCTATCTAAGTATAGTGAGATAGCAATTGACTTAGAAACAAAAGACCCAGACTTAATTAAAATGGGATCAGGTTCTATAATAGGTAGGGGTGATGTCACAGGTATAGCATTAGCTGTAGAAGGTTGGTGTGGCTATTATCCAATAGCCCACGAAGGTGGTGGTAATATGGATCGTAAAAAAGTTTTAAAATGGTTTCAAAGTGTATTAGACACACCAGCAGATAAAATATTTCACAACGCGATGTATGACGTGTGTTGGATTAGAGCTCTAGGTTTAAGTATCAACGGAAAAATTATAGACACGATGATTGCATCGGCCCTGGTTGATGAAAATCAAATGCGTTACGACTTAAACAACTGTGCTAAAAGATATACCGGTAAAGGTAAAAATGAAAGTGATTTATATCAAGCAGCTAAAGATTGGGGTGTTGACCCCAAGGCAGAAATGTATAAACTACCTGCCATTTATGTAGGTGCATATGCAGAAAAAGATGCAGAAATTACATTAGCCTTGTGGCAAGAACTTAAAAAAGAAATAGATCATCAAGATATAAATTCTATTATGGATATGGAAACAGAATTGTTTCCTTGTTTAATTGATATGAAATTTAAAGGTGTGTGCGTAGACGTTCAAGCAGCTCATACATTGAAGCAAGAACTAGCATTACAAGAAGGTAAACTGATCCAAGCAGTAAGAAAAGAAACAGGAATAGACACTCAAATATGGGCTGCAAGATCGATTGCTCAAGTTTTCGATAAACTAAAGTTAGACTACGATAGAACTGAGAAATCAAATGCACCATCCTTTACTAAAAACTTTTTGCAAAATCATCCACATCCATTGGTGAATAAGATTGCACAGGCTAGAGAGATTAATAAGGCTCATACTACATTCATTGATACCATATTAAAACACTCACATAAAGGTAGAATTCATGCGGATATTAATCAACTTAGGTCCGATAATGGCGGAACTGTGACCGGTAGATTCTCATACTCTAACCCTAATTTACAGCAAATACCTTCTAGAAACAAAGATCTTGGACCACGGATCAGGGCGTTATTTATACCCGAGGAAGGCCATACATGGGGTTGTTTTGACTATTCTCAACAAGAGCCTAGGCTGGTGGTGCATTATGCAGCTTTACAGAATCTCTATGGTGTTGAAGACGTTTTAGATTCATACAACAATGATCCTGACACAGACTTTCACACGATTGTTGCAGACATGGCCGAGATACCTAGAACTCAAGCTAAGACTATTAATCTTGGTTTGTTTTATGGTATGGGTAAAAATAAATTACAAGCAGAGCTTGGTATATCAAAAGATAAAGCTAATGATTTGTTTAGACAATACCATGCTAAAGTTCCATTTGTAAAACAACTGATGGATAACGTGATGCAACGTGCACAAAACGCGGGTAAGGTTAGAACTTTACTTGGACGATTATGCAGGTTCCATTTGTGGGAACCAAATCAATTTGGAATACATAAGTCCTTGCCGCATGACGCAGCGCTCTTGGAACACGGACCAGGGATCAAACGTGCGTTTACATACAAAGCATTAAATAAATTGATACAAGGATCAGCAGCTGACATGACTAAAAAAGCTATGATAGATTTATATAAAGAAGGCATTATACCTCATATACAAGTACATGATGAACTTGATATATCTGTTGAGAGTCCAGAACATGCTCAAAAAATAAAAGATATAATGGAATCTGCTGTAGATTTGGAAGTACCCAACAAAGTAGATTATGAATCAGGTCCTAATTGGGGCTCTATTAAAGGTTAATTTATGGCTTACTTAAATGCTAATATTCCTGTACAATACGCGCAAATAAAAAAGGAGTATTTATATGATCTTAAAAAACATCATGGCGAAGTTGAAGACTGTATTATCTTCGGCGTTACATCACTTACAGGCCGTGCAATTTTATTCCATGCCATCATGGAAAACGGTGCAATCTTTTATCGTTTACCCATATCGGCTTTTATTCAACGTGGTTTTCAACCGGAAACTGTTCCATTACAGAGACTTGATGAACTACAATTGTGGAATAGTTTTTCTTATTACCCTGCTATTACTAGTTGGGATATTTTAACAGCCGCATCCGGCAAATACATAGGTAAAGATAAGAAATGGTACCACGGTAAGTATTTATTTACAGTTGACTGGG